TCGCAGCGGGTATCGGTTTGGCGGGGTGAGTCGGCTTAGACGAGCGGGCGCCACTGGCCGGTGACGACGCCGATGATCTCCGTCGTCTTGTCGAGCGGAATGTAACGTTTCGGCCAGTTCGGATTGAGTGCGTGCAGCATCGGGCCTTCAGTTTCGTCGAGCAGCAGCTGTTTAAACGTCGCTTTTTCGCGGTCGCGGCGCGCGATGACCAGGCTGCGGTGATGCGCGTCGCATTCCGGATTCACGCTGATATAGTCGCCATCGCGAAACGACAAATCGCCGGACGGGTTGAACATGCTGTCGCCCACGACGCGCAGCACGAAGCCGTGCCGCCCGCTCGGGAACGGGCACGCGATCCAGTCCTCGGCGTCCCCCGGTTGAAAGTTATCCACTATCTCGCTCCAGTCTCCGGCTTGCACCCACGAAATGAGGGGCAGCTTTCCGACCGGCCATTCTGTAATGTTGCTTTCGGAATTGTCAACAATATTGCTGGATTGTTTCGCCACGCCGCGCAGCCGTGCACGTGTGGCAGCGGACGCGGCGTGCGGCGAACCCACGTTCATGTTGCCGTTGAGCAGATATTCGACTGTCGTATCGAGCACTTCAGCCAAGCGCACCAGCTTTTCGGAATCAGGTTTCGAGCGACCGTTTTCCCATTCGGACACGGATCCGCGCGAGATCCCAAACACGTCCGCGAGCTGCTGCCCCGTCAGGAACTTCGCCGTGCGCAAGTCACGGATGCGGGTGCCGATGTGTTCGATTTTGGTCGTCACGACAAACTCCTAACTTTCAGTTGACTGTACGGCAGCGCATAACTACCATGTACAGCAATACCTGACATTGAACGGGGGCAACGTGTCACTCATCAAGAACGCAGTAACCGAGGCCGGCGGCGCTACCGCCGTCGCGGCCGCGTTCGGCATCTCGCGAATCTCCATTTACGAGTGGATCGACAAGGGCCGCGTGCCCGAACCGCGCGTCCTGCGCCTGGCCGAGCTGACGAACTGGAAGTTCACGCCGCACCAACTTGCGCCGGCGCTGTACCCCAATCCGAGCGACGGGCTGCCCGTCTAAGTGTCAGGTAAAACCTAACACGGGCCGAACATTAACCGATAAATCAGGCACATACGGGAATACCCGTATCGCCTGTGTGGGTATTCGTCCATGCAAAATGCATCCGAATCAGCAAATTGGGTCGGCATCGCGAGCGCCCGCCGACACACCATCTTCGCGCGGTTCTGCGCACATTCCTATGAACAATGAGACTCTGGTCGCGGCGCTCGCGCCGATCGTTTCGCGCGTCGTCACTTCGCACTGCTGGATAAAGCGCGACGGGCCGCCGTCGCACATTCGCCGGCCGCTGACGCCTGACAAACTCGCGCACCACGTGAACGGTGGCCCGGCGTACGGTGCCGCGCAGATTGCGCCCGGCGAATCGACGACGCGCGTCGCGTGCCTGGATCTCGATTCGCACAAGGGCGAGACGTCGTGGTACGACATGCAGGCCGCGGCGCTGCGCGTGATGGCGCGGCTCGAGGCGTGCGGGCAGCGCCCGATCCCGTTCCGGTCGTCCGGCGGGGCGGAGCTGCACATTTACCTGTTGTGGGACGAGCCGCAGGACGCGTACAGCGTGCGGTGCCTGCTACGTGACGCGCTCGCCGCGTGCGAGCTGCGCGACGGTACGAAGGGCGTGGCCGCCGGGCAGGTCGAGGTGTTCCCGAAACAGAACAGCGTGCCGAGCGACGGCTTCGGCAACATGTTCGTGCTGCCGCTGGCCGGCAAGTCGGTGCCCCTCGATTCGTTCGAGCTGGACGACATGCCGAAGGAATACGCCGCGGAAATGGATTGGCCGTCGAGCGCACCCGTGCCCTACGTCGCACGCGAGGAAATCATGATGCCCGGCGCGGTCGACGTGCCGGTCGAACTCGAAACGTTGAAGTCGGCGCTCGACATGATCCCGAACGCGGGCGACGACGAGCTCGACTACGAGGAATGGCGCAACGTCGTGTTCGCAATCCACCACGCGGCGCGCGGCAGCGACGACGGCCTGGCGCTCGCGCACGAGTTCTCGGCGCGGTCGAGCAAGTACGAGCCGCGATTCCTCGACGAACGCGTGTGGCCGCACATCGGTAAGACCGGCGTGGACGAGCGCGCGCCGATCACGGGCCGCACGGTGCTGCACTTGGCGCGCGCGCACGGCTGGCAAGAGCCGATCGAAGACGATTTCGAAGTCGCCGCCCGCGTCGAAGCGGTCGCCGTCGGCGCGCCGCGCGCTGCCGAACCGGTAATCGAGGCCCGTGACGACGCGCCGCTCGATGACGACGTGATCTTCGTGCAATCCGATCCGCCGGCCAAGCCGCCGCGCGCCGCGAAAAAGAAACGCGACGAGCCGCCGAAGGGCTACCGCGCGCGCACCGAGTTCGGCAACGCCGAGCGCATGCTCGATCGCTTCGGCGCGGGCCTGATGTACGTGCCCGAGCTCGAAGCCTGGTTCATCTGGACAGGCGTCTACTGGCGCCGCGCCGTGCAGGTCGAGCTCGAGAACATGGCGAAGGAAACGATTCGCGCGCTGCCCGACGAGGCTGACGACCTGCAGACGCCCGAGGAACGAATCGACTTCTTCAAGTTCTGCGCCAGCTGCCAGAAGGCCGCGATGGTGTCGAACATGATCCGGCTCGCCGCGTCCGACCCGCGCGTCGTCGTGCCCGTCACCGAGCTCGACCGACACACGCGCCTGCTCGGCGTCGCGAACGGGGCCGTCGACCTGCGCACGGGCGAGCTGCTGGCGCCGGACAAGGATCACCGCATCACCGTCGTGACGCCGCTGAAATACGATCCGCGCGCGGCCGCGCCGCTGTTCGAACAGACCGTGCGCGACGTGTTCTTCGATGACGCCGAGCAGATCGAGTTCTTCCAACGCCTCATCGGCTACGCGCTGATGGGCGTGCCGATCGAAGACTTGCTCGCCATCCCGTACGGCATGGGTTCGAACGGGAAGTCGACCGTGCTCGGCGCGATTCGCAGTGCGTTCGGCGGTCACGCGAAGTCGGCCAGCGCCGATACGTTCCTGTCCGCTGGCGCCGGTGGGGGCGGCTCGGCTGGCGCGGCGCGCGAGGATCTGCTGCGCCTGCGCGGCGCACGCTTCGTCTACGTCAGCGAGCCGGACGAGGGCAGTGAGCTGCGCGAAGGGCTGATCAAGAGCATGACGGGCGGCGATCCGATCCCGGCGCGCGGCATGTACGCCAAGGCCACGGTCGAGATCGTCCCGACGTGGGTTGCGTTCATGCCGACCAACCATCGACCGATCGTGAAGGGCGACGACCATGCGATCTGGCGGCGGCTGATGCTCGTGCCGTTCACCCGAAATTTCGACCGCGACCCGGACATCGTGAAGGATCCCGGCCGGGCGCAGCGCATCGCCGCCGAGCTGGCTGGTGTGCTCGCGTGGTGCGTGCGCAGCGCTATCGCCTATCAGCAGCACGGGCTGAAGCCGCCGAAGACCGTCGCGGCCGCGCGCGACGCGTACAAGGCCGACATGGACCTGCTCGGCGAGTGGATGGACGAGCGCTGTCAGGTGAACAACGGGGCCGCGTCGTCGAACGAGGACCTGTGGCGATCCTGGCGCTCGTTTGCCGAGCAGCGCGGTGAACTGCGATTTATTGCGAACTCACGCGCGTTAGCGCGTCGCCTTGGTGCGCGTGGTTTTTTGCAAGTTAAAGACACGCACGGAATTCGCGGGCGCGGATTTGCAGGAATTTGCGTGAACAACGAAGTTGACTTCGAAGGTAACGACCTTGGTTGAGTGAACGTGCAGAAGTTTGCACGTTGTTGAAGGGCGCGGGGCCGAAGTTGCGACGTTAGCGACGATAAACCCCCACTTTTCATAAACTTTTTGTCTCTATATAGGCGAAAAAAGTTTAGGGAAAAACGGGGGTTTATCGTCGCTATCGTCGCAAACCTAAACGCGCTGAAAATTGCACGTTAAGTTGTACTTATTTACGAGTTTGACTTTACCGAAGCGATGAACAATGCTCCGGTCAACGATGAAGGAAGGGCAAACCATGACCCAAAGCGGAATTGATTGGCGCGAGGTGCTGTTTGACCTGCGGCGCCTCGGACTCATGCCGACCAACGTGGCGCGCGAGCTGCGCGGGGCTGTGAGCGAACGACAGGTGCGCGACTACACCGAGCAACTGAGCGAGCCGTCGCATGTGCGCGGCGAGCTGATCCTCGATCTCTGGTGCGAGAAGACGGGCAAGGGCCGCGAAGATGCGCCGCGCCGGCCCGTGTTGCTGCGTTCTAACCCTCTGGCGCGGGTGGTGCGGGCATGAGCAAGCTGACCGCAAAGCAGCAGCGATTCGTCGACGAGTATCTGGTCGACCTGAACGCGACGGCAGCGTACAAGCGCGCGGGCTATGCGGCGCAGGGAAACGCGGCCGAAGTGAACGCGTCGCGGCTGCTCAGAAACGCTCAGGTGCAGGTTGCAGTCGACGCCGCGATGAAAGCGCGCGGCGAGCGCACGCGCCTGACCGCCGACGGCGTGCTCAAACTCGCCGAGTCGATGCTGCTGGCCGACGTGAACGAGCTGATCTCGTATCAGCATCGTTGCTGCCGTCATTGCTGGGGAGTCGGGCACGCGTACCAGTGGAAGAACGAGCGCGAGCTCGCACACGCCATCAACGGGCACGCGCGCGCGATCGCCGCCGCGAAGAAAGCCAAAGTGCCGGCCGACGCGTGGCCCGCGCCGCCGGACGAGTCGGGCGGCCTGGGCTTCGATCCACGCCGCGACCCGCATCCGACGTGCCCCGAGTGTTTCGGTGAAGGCATCCAGCACGAGGTGATCGCGGACACGCGCAAGTTGCCGTCCGCGCTGCGCGCGCTGTACACCGGCTTGAAGCGGACGAAGGAAGGGTTCGAGATCAAGACGCAATCGAAGGACCGCGTGCTCGAACTGATGTTCCGGCATCACGGCTTGCTGAACGACAAGGTGAAGCTGCAGGGAGACGAAAAGGCACCGCTTACGGTTGTCGTCCGAACGCTATCGGATGTGAAAAAAGAGGACTGAGATCGTCTGTCGCGATTTCAACTTATGCGTAAAAACCTTGTGCAGCGGTGTCCGGAAAGTATTACACGACGGTTTTCCCGCCGTAGCTACCCACGCAGCTACCCGAACCACCTGCATCAACGAGAAAAATGAGCGATTCGGAAATCATTTTGCCCGCGAACGACTGGCTGCCGCGCGACTATCAGATGCCCGCATGGGGCGCGCTTGAAAGCGGTGTTAAGCGGCTGGCGCTCGCGTGGCACCGCCGCGCGGGCAAAGACGACCTATGCCTGCATTGGGCCGCTGTGTCGGCCATGCAGCGCGTCGGTGGGTACTGGCACATGCTGCCGCAAGCCAACCAGTCACGCAAAGCGATATGGGACGCCGTGAATCCGCGCACCGGCCGACGTCGCATTGATGATGCCTTTCCGCAGGCGATCCGCGAGACGACGCGCGAGCAAGACATGTTCATCCGCTTCAAGAATGGGTCAACGTGGCAGGTCGTCGGGTCGGACAACTACAACGCGCTGGTCGGCTCACCACCGGTCGGCGTGGTGTTTTCGGAGTACGCGCTGTCGGATCCTAGCTCGTGGGCTTTCTTGCGCCCGATCCTGGCCGAAAACGGCGGCTGGGCGCTGTTCATCAGCACGCCGCGCGGGCGCAATCACTTCGCGCGGATGGTCGAGTTCGCACTGCGCGACGACGCGTGGTTTGGTCAGGTGCTGACGGTGGACGACACGAAGGCGATCCCCCAAGCGGTCATCGAGCGTGAGCTGCGCGAACTTGCCGCCGAGCGCGGCGAACAGGAGGCAAAGGCAATTGTGAGCCAGGAATACAACTGCGATTTCGACGCCGCGATTCCGGGCGCGTATTACGGCGAACACATGGCTCGAGCCGAGCGCGAGGGGCGAATCGGGTTGTTCCCGCACATCCCATCGCTGCCCGTCGGCACGGCGTGGGACATCGGGTTCGGCGACAGTACGGTCATCTGGATGTTCCAGCAACCGAAGGGCGAGCGCGTACGCATCATCGACGTGCTCGAAGGCTCTGGCGTAGGCATCGACTGGTACGCGCAGAAGCTCGCACAACGACCGTACACCTTCACCGACCACATCTGGCCGCACGACGGTGGCCACGGCAATATCCGCGACGTAGGCGGCACGTCGCTCGAAGCGACGGCAAAGAGCCTTGGCATCCGTCCGTTGCGCGTGCTCGATCGCGATCCGACCGTCGACCAAGGCATCAACGCGGTGCGCCAGATGCTGCCGCTATGCGAGTTCAACACGAACCCGATTCCCTTCGTCGATGAGTCGAAGGAGCAGGCGATCGCCCGCATGACACGTGCGCTCGACGCGCTGCGCCAGTATCGCCGCGAATGGGATGAGAAGCTGCAGCGCTTCAAGGACGCGCCACTGCACGACTGGACGAGCCATACAGCCGACGCGCTGCGCTATCTGGCGCGCGGCCGCAAGCCGTTCCGTCTTCAGGGTACGGGCCAGGGCGGCAAGCGACCGTCGCGCGCCACGACCGACTGAAAGACGGGGGATTCCCCGCGCCGATCCGCCTAGCCTCTTCGGGAATCTCCGGAGAGGCGCATGAAATTCCTCGGGCTCAGTCCTGACATCCCGGCAGCGGCCCCGCTGCCCGACACCACGCAAGCCACCACCGACACGACGGCGGCCGCCGACGACGCTACCGCGAAACTGCGCAAGCGCCGCGGGACCGCCGCGACGATCCTCGCCGGCGATTCGACGTCGGTTGCGTCGTCGTCCGTCAACGCGCCTGCGGCGAGCGCCGCCGGCAAAGCCATGCTCGGGCAATGACGAACGACGACGCGAAGCTGCTGCAGGCGCTCAACGCCGACCACGGCCGCATGAAGGAAAAGCGGCAGTCGTACGAGGC